CTGTTGCGTTGTCCAACGCTACATAAACCAAAGGGTTGAATTCTGATTTAAGTAATTGTAATGGTGCTACTGACATATATAATTTAATTAATTAATAACATTTGCAAATGTTTGAGTTATTGTTCCTATTATAACATATAATAATATGTTTGTAAAGGGTGTATAATTAGCAAAAAATACCTATTAGCTAGGCATTCTTTGTCGTTTGGAAATCTTGTAAAACGGGAGGCTTTCCTACTCCCTTTTTTACTACTGTTGTCCACCAAGAGCTCCATAGTCCATAATTATCTTTAATCATCGCCACAGCTACCTTTTTGGCTGTCTCACAGTTAAATGGAGAGCCTGTTATGCCATACTTTTTAGAGTATGCATCCCATGTAGATTGTTGAAACTGTAAACATCCTCGTGATGGCTTACCGTTAGTGTCGATAATTTCGATATCCCATTGACCTTCTGACTCTTCCTGGATTACTTTATCTACCCACTGGTTTAACGCAATTGTATACAATTCCTCGCTACTTAATTGAGGCGATTCAGCCTGAGCTGTCCCATATGTAAGAATTGACGTCATTAACCCTAATGCTAGGATTACAGTGAATAACTTAAATAGTATTTGTTTTATCATAGTGTGCGGTATGTGCTCCGCGGAACTACACGACTGTTTTGTACGATTCTTTGCTGTACTTTAATAGTCTAGCATAGAATCAAAATTAGTACAATATTGACAAAAAATGTTTATTATTTTTTAGTTGTTTTCTTCTTTTTGTTGTCTGCGACAAATGTAACCACTTGTTTATCTGCATAAGTATTGTATAACTTACGAGCAAGACCAACAACTGTTAGGATTGCACCAAAGATAGCAACACCCGTAGTTACATATCCAGTTAACGTAGACTCTGGAATAATGATACCTGCTTTCTCAAGGAAAGATAGAATCACGGGAACCTGAAGTACCAATACTCCCTGAATTGTCATAGCTGTTTCTTGTGGATTCTCAGATGAGAATACCAACCAATTTAAAAATTTCATAGATTGAATAGTTTCTTAATTAGTCCGAATAATCCTAAAACTTCTTTGTTCTTTACTTTCTGTTTTAGGTTCTCGACCTGCACAGTATCCAAACAAACCGTTGGTGGTGTTGGAACTGCTACTGGTGTTGTTGGTTGGGGGTCTGTTATTGCTACACGAGCTGTACATACATCCTCTATAAACTGTTCCCAAGTCTTATTAATCGTTTTAAACGCATTAATAGGGTCTGTTTTTCTTGCTGGGTCAAGTGTATAGTGCCCAACGATTTTATTCTTTGGGTTAAGATTGTATTCCAGTGTTTTTTGTGCGATGTAGTTGACATAATTGTTATATGCTTTTAGTGAGCGTTCTTTGTCCTTTGAGAAATAGCAAAGTTCTACTCCGATTGCATAGTCATTAGCATCTACTCCAAACATTGTATTATCTGTAGTTACGTTATAGAGGACATGCCAAGCCTTTTCGGTTAATGGAATGCACTCAATAGTGTTTACATCATCAATGAATGTGTGTGCTGACGCTGAAACCTCTGCAACAGACTGTGTGTAATAGTTTACATTACCTAGCGCTGTAGAGTTATCATTACCAGTATCGTGCGCTACAATGAATTTCACGCCTAGTAGTTTTTGACCAGAACGTCTTTTACCACCTAATGGTAAGTACTTTTGAGTTATTGTCATATAGTTATGGTAACGGATACTGTCTTAATGTTGCTTGTGCTATTTCACCATATGTATAATTATTTAATGTTCCAGTATATACAGTATTATTAAAATATGAACCTGTTGGTTGCCATATACAATATTTACCATCAATAATCTGTATACCATACACGTCAAGTCCTGAAATAACTGCTGAACTTGGTGGAAGTGTTGGATATGTTGCAGATACTGTAGTAAATGTAACACCAGATACGGTGTATTTTGCACCTAATGACCAAACATTTGTTCCATCCCAAGAAGCTTGTTGTAGTGATGGAAGATTTGTAGCTGTTGGGTTAATTAAAGTAGAACCTGAAATATCAAATCTATAAGTCTGAAGTGTTGAAATAGTACCAGATAGAAGCTGTTGAACTTCTGAATAAAACGCAGAACCTATTTTTAGTAGATTTCTTCCAAAATACATTGAGTGTATATTACCTGTAAATCTATAAGTATTTGTATTAGTAAAGGTTGAATCAAATTCATCAATAATCAGGTCTTCACTTGATATTACAGATACATACTCTATATACATTTTTGATTGTGTTTCATCAACAAACATATTTCCAATTCTGAGTGGTGTTTTTGAAAGTGTCCAAGGTTGTGCTATTTTTGCATAAGTACCTGTTGTTTGGTCTATTTTTAATACATCATATCCTTTACTTGTTTGATTAGGTGATGGGTAATTATCTGTTTCAATAATCAAATAATCATTAAATTTCCATAAATTACCATTTGGTAGTGCGCCAGAAGAGAATGATGGATTTCCACTTACTGAATAGTTTGCAAAATAGAACTCTGAACCATTATCTATTGTTAATCCACCACTCGTAGTTAAATCATAATCTACAATTTCATCACCTGCTGGATTCGTAATAGTTTTAGTAACTGTTACTGAACTATCTGAAGAATGAATATTAATCTTTCCATCTAAGAAGTCAGGTGTTGTATCGTTTGTAGTAGCTTTGACAGTATAGTTATCAGCACCAGCTGTAACTGTATTATATACAACTGTAATTACATCGTTAGTTGCTGGAGGAGTATTGAATTTGAACGTTCCAGAACCTGGTACTAATTCAATATAATCATCACTAGCACCTTGTAATTGAATTAAACCATTCAGATAAACTTGTAGTTTACCTGAGCCATATGTCCCAAGTGATACTGTATATGTATCGTTAATCCCATCTACATCTCCAGCTAGTAGGCCGAATGTCCCATTATCTGGAGTTTGGTCAATCTGTAATGTTCCCGAACCAGATACGAAAGTGTTTACTGCGTTTTGGAAGTTTACATTACTTGTAAGTGTATTTATAAAGTTAGTATCATTAGCCAACGAAGTTGTAAAGTATGAGTTTGCAATTAAGAAGTCAATGAAGTCTGAGTTGTTTGCTAAGTCACTTAGGTCAATATGGTCTGAATCTAATAGACCAGTGACACCTGTAGCCAAATCAATTAATGACCAGAATGCGTCTACACCATCGTTTGTCAAGTATTGTCCTGCAACAAAAGGTGTCGGTAGTGTGTTAGTACCAGGTCCGAATGCTACCCAAGTTGGTGTAGTGTCGTTACCTGTGTTCAAATAGATTTGTTTCTCGTCTTTATGTATAAGAACACAACCTATATTATATTTTTGTAATTCACTTGGTAGGGTAGAAGCAGCACCTAGATATAACACCAGAACTGTTCTTCCGTCTACTTGATTGTCGATTGCTGTGTATACATCTCTGTTCCAAGGGGAACGTAAGAATTGTAGTGGAGCATATGATGAGCCTTGCATATTATTTTTTCTGGTTAATTATATCTGATAATTTTAGCTTTCCTTTTGGTTTAGGTACTTTTCCTTTTGAGATATCTTCTAATAGTTGGTTTCTTAATCTTGCTACCTCTTGGAATACTGGTTCATTTACTGTTTTATTAAACCTCCAGTCTGCTCCAGCTTCTCCTGCAACTTTTGATAAGGTTCTACCTACTGCATACCCAATTGGGTTTCCAGTTGCAATACCAGATAACAATCCAACCATGTGGTCTGTGAACTGTTTATTAGCTGTAGGATTTTTAGATATAGCCTCAATGACATCCGCAGCATTTAACTTACTGTTAATTTCAGAATTAATCATTGCATATTTATTTCCAAGGTCTGGAGCAGCAGCTGATATATCTTTTTCAATTTGTCCTCTACCTATTTGTCTAAACTTTCTTGCAATATCTTTAAATAGTGTTTCAGAAGCAACTTCTCCCTGATTCATACTAACATTTGGACTTTTACCAGCAAATTCGTATGTTGATAGATTATGTATTAAATCATGTAATTCCTCAGGTGATATTCTTTCTTTATTTGGTGCTGCTTTTTTTATAAACTTAAGTGCTTTATTATAAGCTTCATCTAGGAAACCTACATGACCACCACCTCTTTCATCTATTATTTCCTGTTTTGCCCTATCAAGAAAACTCGTTGGTTCGTATATATCTCCCTTAAAGCTTCTTAGGAGTTTTTTACCACTATCAACAATTTCTCCAGTATCATCTTTTATTGCATTATACATTGTCGACGGGTCAACCTCTTTACCGCTTTTTGCAAGGTTTGGTAAGTATGAAACAGCTACGTTCAGCGCGTCATCTTCCATTTCTTTTCCTTGTTGTGTAAGTCCAAAGAGTGATTTAAGTTTACCTTTAGAAAGTGAATCTTGTATAAACTTCTTTCCTTTTCCAAAAACTTGTTCGGCTTTATTTGGATTACTCTGTACAAATTCCTCAGCAACCTTTTCTGGTTTTGTAAAACTTCTTATACCGCTCGCTAATGCTGGTAGTCCACTAAATAGTGCAGATGCAATTGCTGTACCTCCAGCTATTTGTCCAACATCCTTTTTATTAAGACCACCTTCCTTAATAGCTGTCTGTGCAAGACCGCCAAGTATGTTTGTACCTAATCCTACAACCTTATCAGCTAGATATCCTTTCACGCCTGGTACATCAGAAATGTTTGTTCCGATTAATTTAGAAACCGCACTCTTTCCAGCTCTGGTATCTCCAGCTAATAGACTTAATCCTTTAGCTGCCATAGGTGCTTTAATTGCTAACATTTCTGCACCAGCACTAGGTACCAATGCCGAAGCAACGTCAAATCCAGTAGCCCATGCTTTTCCAGGTGTACCTTTTGGTACTTTGAAGTATTGCTCTTTAGCTAGTTGTGCGGTAGCCGAGTTTCTATCAAGCATTGGATTATATGTAGGAGAGTTTGGGTCAAGGTTGTTTTCTAAACCAATAGTATTTGTAACCTTGGCACCCAATCTTCGTAATCCAGTTCCTAGTTCTGCTGTCCTTCCTTCTAGTCCACGAATTCCTGCAGTACTAATGTCTTGATACGCATTACCAGTATCCATTGCATTTCTTGCTTGTTCATTTATTGTATTGTATTTAGCTTGTTTCTGTGCAAATACTTGAGCATCCTTAGCATTCTTGAAATCAACACCCGTTGTATTATCTGGTACAGTTAGTGGATTAACTTCCTGTGTGTTTGATGCACCTGTTTGTGTAATTGGTCCACTAAATGAGTCGTGGTATTTCTTAAAATTACCAAGTCCTTTTTGTATATAAGAAGGAGTATCGTAGGATAATCCGAGTTGTTGGTTGTATCCAGCACTAGCCTGTGCAGCTGGTTTACCTGAATTCCAAGTAGAAAGAACATCAGCAGCAACACCCTTACTTCCAGAGGATTTATATTGATTTATTAAATCATGTACCCTTAAATATGCAATCATGTCTTGATTTTCTGGTGTTGGAATAACATTTTCATCTCCAGTATAATCTTTAGCCCACTGTTTCCAAGATGATTTTTGATATCCATATGCACCAAACCCAGTACCTGCATCATGAGATAATTTATATGGATTTTGACTAGCTTGAGATTTACCATCCCAACCAGATTCATTTTCTCGGATAGCCTGAACAAGGGCGGTTGTACCCTGGTCTCCTTTTATTGCGTCATATTTTTGTTTTAGTATTGGGTTTGCAGACATAGTGTTATATTAATCCACTGTAACTATTTCCAGAGGATTGGTTTACTTGTGTTTGTGTTTTATTTGTTGTTGTTTGTTTTGGAATCATTCCATTTAGTGTTGAGTATGCTGTTGGTGATATGTTCTTAATACTATTTGCAATAGATGTTAATTGGTCTGTATATACCTTCTTATAGGCGTCTTTGATATTCTTATCTGCAGGCGCTTTTTGCATCAATGGTCCAACTTCTATGTTTGCTTGTGTAATAGCTTTCTTAATAGCAACCTTAATAAGTATTGCTTCAATTGTATCATTAGCTGACGTCATAGCTTGATTTGCTTTTGCTTCTTCTCCAGAAGATACAGCAACTCCAAAGAACTCTTTACGGATTGGTTGCTCTGCATTTTCAATTAACGCTTTAAGTACTACGTATTTAGGGTCTCCAGTTCTGTTTGCTTTTCTAATTATCTTTTGACCACTATCCTTTAGAAAACCAGCAGTTATATCTGGATTTTGTGTTGCATAATCAAGAGCATTTTGATAGTTATTTCCAGATGTTACCAGTGCGTTATATTCTCCAGCTTGTGTAGGTGTGTATGTATTAACGATACTTTGTACAAGCGATGAAGTATCTCCAGCTTGAGCTTTCAATTGTTGTGCCGCCAATGCTCGTTTTTCAGTTGTTGTTTCCTTGTTAGCAATGTTTAGAATAACTCTATCCATTGGGTCTGAACTATTAGCAAGTGCTTGTAGTACAGAAGCATCAGTACCTCCTTTTGATTTATCTGCAGTATCGTGTAGGTATGCGTCAAGATTTTCAATTTGTGGGCTAAATATATCTCCAGTAGATTTGTTTAGTTGCGTTCTTGTTGCAAGGTCATAATTTGGTGCTCCAGTTGTTACGCCTGCTCCATTAAAGGCGTTTGTTTGCTGTGCTGGTAACATACCACCCATAGCTAGTGCTTGTTGCTGTGCAAGTTGTTGACGTAATGTCCATAAGTCTTGTGGGCTTTTACCACCAAGAGCTTCATCAATCTTACTCATTGTATACATTGTATCATGATTTGTTGTGTTTGATGGTCCTGTATCGGTTGAATCTCCTAATAACCCAGAATATTCAACATCATCTGATTGTGGTGGTTTCCAACCATTTATACTATTATCAGAATACTGATACCCATTAGATGTTGAACCAATACCACCTATTGGTGAGTATTGTGGAGCATTTAAATCTTGTGGTTGTGTTTGTGCTTCTTGACCAACAGTTGGTGATTGATATGTTCCACCACCATTAGGTAGTGTACGAGTTGTGGTTTTATTACCAAAAAGTTTCTTACCGATTTTAACAGCAAGAGTTGGTGCACTATCTCCAATACTTATTGGTGATTGATATTTAGAATTGTTTAGTAAATCTTTTAGTGCCATATAGTTTAGTAGTTACCTTTTCTAATGTATGGATAGTTATATGCAGCTTTTGCCATATTGTTTCCATAATCTTGAATTTGAGCTGCGTATTGTTGCCGTAGTTGACCTTGTTGACCACCTACTGGTGTGTAAGCATTCTTTGTTCCAGAGCCTGGTAGATATTTACCAATAGAACTTACTGTACCTGGTTGCATTATAGATGTATTTAGGTTTGAAGCATCTGTAGTACCATAATTCTTTTCATAGTTACGAGCAAGGTCAGATAGTTTATATGAAGTATCTCTTTCTAGTCCAGAAAGTGTTCTATTTCCTTGGTCAGTAAACTGAGTTCTCTGTTGTTTACCTAAACTAGAATCAATGTTATTGTTTTGTGCCTGATTAGTATCAAGTGCAAGTTTATCATTAAATATCTTATCTTGCGTATTTTTAAGCGAGTTTTGATAGTCAGCTTTTTCTTTATCTATTCCAGATTGTAAATCAGCTTTATAATAGTTTAATCTTTCATTGAATACTGGGTCTCCAAGCTTTTTAGCAGCATCATAAAATGGTTGCATTGAGTTTGTATCAACAAAGACACCTGGACCAAAGTAATAACCCTGATTAGCAAGATTGTGCCCCATAGCAATAGTATCCAATTGGTTTCCTTGTGCGTTCTGTAGTGTACGAGCAACGGTAGGGTCATTCTGCATCAAGTTCTGTACAATTGGGTCATTTAACATCGCATTATGTGGGTTGTTTTTCCAGTCATCTAATTGTCCTCGTGTTTGTGGACCAACAATAGCATCTACTTTTATACCTGTTTTTCCTTGGAAATCTTTAATTGCTTGTGCTGTTTTGGGTCCAAATAAACCATCTACGACACCATTATAGAATCCATAGTTTTTTAAGGCATTCTGAATAGCAGAAACATCAGTTCTGTCATTGTTTGCTCCTTGTCGAAGCATTGGTAATTGTTGTTGTGTTGTTGCCATAAGTTAAAATTATTATATCACAGATTTATAGATTTGTAAAGGATTACATATCCCCAAATACTATGAATGAGTATTCTGTATCAGTTGGTAGTCCAGTAGTAGTGTCGTACATTAATGTCTTGAAAAATGTTGGGTCGTAGATTGTGACAGTTGCCTGAATATTATCTGTTGTAATTGGTGTTAGTAGTACTCCATATTCAACGTTTAGGTTATGAACAATGAATACCTCACCAGTAGAAGCAAGTCCTCCAGTCCATCCTGGTGGAAATATTGCTCCTGGTGTACCGTCTGAATTAATCTTACCGTAACCTAATATGTTTGGTTGATATTGTGGTACACTACTATTTGGATTTACTGTTACTCCATTACTATCAATAGTCATTAGTAGATTACCATCTCTGTATACATTGAATGTATCATTAGGTAATATTTCTACTCGATTATTTGAACCAGATGACTGTATGATACTTGACTGAATTACTGTTGCTGGTAATACTGCTCCAGCTAAGCCTTTTTGTGAATCATCATAAACCCTGTTTTGTAAAGTATCACCAAATTGCTCATACGCAGATGTCGTATTAGCCTTTCGGTATAGATATCTATCAAATTTTAGGTCAGATGTTTTCATGTTAGTTGTAGAATGCCCCTAAATCTTCGTAATTAATTACTTCCATTGTTCCATATATTGGCGCTGTTCCAGTTGATGTACCTCGAGTTCTAAATCGTACTCGGTTAAATGCGTTAAGGTTTGTGTTAACTGATTGGAATAATGTAACATACTTTTCATCGTAATCTCCAATATATGTCCACTTATCTTCAGTGTCTTTATCTACCTGAGCTTCTAGTATTGCTCCTGCTCCATTTATGTGTGTTACAGCAATAGATTTAAGATTCTGATAGCGTGATTGCATCTTAGTGAAACTCATCCATCGAGAAATGTTGTTATAGAAGATTGGTTCTCCTAAGTCAGTTGTTCCAGAGTTAATGATAGCAGTAGCTCCGTTATTGATTCCAACAAGTCGAGTTATGTTTATACCATCATCGTAGGTAAACTGTGTAGTTAATTGCTTAGTTGATGTATTACCACTAAAGTAAGAATAGATTGTCCAAACTTGAGATGAGATTGTGTATCTAAATACTACATTCTTATAAGATATCCCACCTACTGTTAAATCTCCAACGTGCCAGTATACATGGTCTTCATCTGACCAACCGAATACATTTTCATATGATAGTCGCGGAATTGCTTGAATAAAATCAATTACTTTACGAGATATTTCTTGTGGTTGTCCTTCATATGCAAACTTATAGAATCCTGTAGAGTGGTGAAAATATACACCATCTTTTGCCTTTACAATACTTTCCTGTGAGTATGTTCCAATATAGTATGCAGGATAAGCATCTGATGATGTTGCTCCATAGATACGGAAGATATTATCTGGATAGAACACTAACAAAGCTTTTTGTACTTGGAATAGTCCAGTCATTGCCTGGCCGTTCTCAGCGTTGAAGTAAATGTACTCACTACCTCCAGTTATTGGGTCTCCAAATGGAATCTGGTCTGTGTAATATACACGACCCTCATCTCTGTTACCAACCCATATACGTTTCTCAAATCCAGCATTAATGAAATCTCCTTTTGGTAGAGATGCTACACCAACCGTATAGGTTGTTCCATCATATGATGATGTTGCGTCTGTATTATATCTACAAACAAAGAACGTCTGATTATTCATCTGTGCAGAACGGACTCGATAGTTCGATGAATTAGTGTGAATGGTTGTCCACGAACCACCAGAGAATTTCTTTAAATCAAACCCATCCTGTGCAATTAACTGTCTGTTTGTAGTACCTGCCTGAGTCCATTGATGGTAACCTTTTGCAAACGCAGAAAGAGTCGCATTGGTATACGACGTAATTCCTGGGCGTACAGTAGTAGTTCCAATACGGTCAAAGTTCATATTGAGAGACTCTTGTACTGACGATTCATCTGATACATAGTCCTCAACAGCAGCAGAGCGTATCATTCCTTCTGTTGGGTTTGGTATCAAAGCTGATGTTTCTGTTGGGTTCATATGTTATCGTGTAATTATTTTAGGTAGTTGTCCAATGTAATGGTTTTCAATCCATTGTTTCATTAATTCTATAAATCTCTTTCCATCTGGGTCTGTTTCAAACTTAGTGTCATTGTTTCGGCGATACTTGATTGCGTACTTAATGTAATACTGATAGATATGTGAGTAAGGTTCTGGTAGAACATCATTAATATCATCAATGTTAGTCATTTTCTTGTAGTAATCAATGTACACGTTACGACCACGCATCATTTTAGGCACTGGTCGGTTAAATACTACTCTTCCTTTTTTAGTTGCATCGTCATACCATACTGTGTAGTAAGAAGCCTGTGCAAATGTAGGGAATGCAAATACTTGTGTTCCTTCTGGAATGTTTCGTGTAATTCCTGTTACTCCAGTTACTGTGTTGTTAGATAGGTCTACACCAGTATAAGTAATCTGCATAATGTCTTCAGTTACATCATTACCAGATACGAAGATTGTTCCAGTATTTTGGAAGTCTCCTACGTTCTCTAAGTAAAGTGTTGTAGCACCACTTAGCGTAGCACCAACTGTGTATGAATATTTAAGACTGTATGCAATTGAGTTCCATTCACGCTTATCAACATAGTTTAGTGGATATGGTGATAGACCGTTGATACGAGGATAACGTACTGATAGTAATTTACCGTTAGTATATTTATAATCGTAGTCTTCTGGCAATTCAATATAATTTTTACCAGCTAACAACTGAATAGGATATTCAAATACTTCACGCCATGACTGCTTATAGTTAGCCATCATATCATTAGTAAAGTTTCGTGCTTCGTTTAAAGCAGATAGTAAGAAACTTGTTGTAATGATTGGGTCAGCATCTGAAATACCGAACATTGTTTTAATTTGTTCGAATGAAGCAGCTACAGAGTTTGAATCATAATTAGAAGCAGACGTAGGAGCTGTATAGTCTGATGTGTTGTTTGTAACAGAGTTCTTTAATCGAATCTTGTAGTAAGCAGTTCGTAGTCCAGTTGCATCAACGATTGTAGTGAACTGTTGTGTTGCTTGAATTGGGTATGTACCAAGAACTGAGTATACACCATCAATAGTTGCAGCTTTCTCTACAACGATTTGATTATATTCAGCTAAGAACATTGCACCTCCACGATTGTGTGGGAATAATGTTGTTGATACAGTAAGAGTTGTAGCACTCGGTACAGCTGAAATAGTTACAAACTCTGCGTTCTCTGCACCAATGTTTTCTAGTAATCCTAATTGTGTAGCAGAAAAATCAGCAGTGTTATCTACTGGTAATGATGTAACTCCTGCACCTATGTTATTAGAAAAATATGTCTTTGCAAACAGCTTTAATGAGTTTGGTATAACAATTGTGTTTCCAATATTATGTTTGATTTGCAATTGAATATCCATAGTGTTTTATATTACTTGTTTGTTTTTAAAATCGTCATTATTTCTCGAATGTCTTGTTGAATAAAGTTCATTGATTCAGTAATCTTATCCTTATGTTCATCAAAGCGTGTTGTGAGTTTTGCATGTTCAGTTTTTATTTCAGCAATTTGTCGGTCATGCTCTTCTTTTTGGTCTACTATTCCTTTTGACATATTACTTGTTGTGTTTTGAAGATAAGCAATAAGGAATATGAACGATACAATTCCACCTAAGATAGTCCAGTATGTACTGATAAATGTTAGTAAATCCATAATTATTCGTTGATTACATTTTTAATGACTTTCATTAATTTTCGTAAACCTTCAATTTCATTATCTTCAATTTCTTTTAGTAGTACACGTTTACCAAGTACTTCAGCTTCAAGGAGTGTTTTGCTTTCAGATAGGTCTACAACATCTTGTTTTAATCCGTCAATTCGTTTTTTCAAGAAGCTAACTTCTCGTGCAAGTTCATCTCGTTGGTCTGAACTTATTCGTGGTTCTGTTTCGTACATAAAGTTATTTGTTATAATAATAATTAAGGAATAACCTTCCTTATACCGCACTCCATATAGAAGTGCAAGTAAGAAAGACTAACGGAGATGGTGTTACTGTTTATACAGTTGTAGAATCTCCATTACTGAACATCCATGTTCGCATGTCAGTAGCTCCCATTTGGAAGATAGTGTCAGCTTGCATAATTGTGTCTTTGTTCTCTGGGTCAATCATTGTAGGAGCTACAGTGTTTGGAAGAGATTCAATGTACTGAGGACCATAGTTTTTATTAACCATAGTGTTGTCAAACATTCCCCATTGTAGTGGAGCAAGACCATTTCCTCCGTAGTTTTTCAATGAAACGATTTCAAATGAAGGTACTGAAGGTGTGTCTCGGAATGTTCCTGGGTAGTATCCAGAGTCAATTGTTCCTTTGATTCGTTTAGCAACTTGTTCAGTAGCTGAACCTTTTACTACTACCAAAGATGTAAGTGTAGAACCGAGTGGTAATCCACGACCATCTTTTTTGATAGCGTGTAACTGGTGAGCTGCTTCAAGAGATGACATAGCGAATACTGGAGATGGTGTAGCACCATCAACGATAACGTTAGACCAGTTTGGTCCTCCATCTTCTCGTAAGTGAGCTTGTGACCAGAATTCAACTCCGTCAGCAGTAGTAGCGTCAATTGTAGTAATTGTAGCTGATACTCCTGAGATTGGGTAGAAGTTCCATGAAGCGTT